GCCAAACTCTGCGGCGGCATTGTTCGCGCCATCGACGTAGCCGCCATCTTCAAAATGCAGACCCGCGCCGTCTGAGCTATTGACTAACTCGCGGACGATCTCCCCGCCACTCGTTGTGGTGGAGTTGTTAATTATGTTGGCTATACCCATAGCTTAGTCTCCCAATCTGCCGCTGTGGCTTACGTTCACCTTGCCTGTGCCGCTTGCCACAACAAAGCTGAGTCCTCCGGTGTACCCAGCAAAGCTGATCACTCCACCAGTGCCATCCTCATCCGCTGTGCAGGCTGCCAGAATGCCGGTGTAGTTGCCTGCTGTCTTAGCGCAAACTTGTCCAGCAGTGACATCTCCCAAGCGGTAGAATACCGGCTTAGTGCCTACGTTCTGGATCAGCAGAAAAGCAGGAGAGCAGTCATCGCTCAAACCTGTGGGGATTGATGCCCCGGTTCCTACACTTAGCTCCTCGTTCGTTGTCGCGCCAAAGTTGGCTAGTGCATCATTCTGTCTACTCATCGTCTTATAAATTCCAAATCTTTTTCATTTGCCGCTTTGAGTAGCGGCTTTTCCACCCCTTAGAGTTTAGCTCTGCAGACCTGCAAGCCTGCTTCACTTCCTGCTTCTGTGTGAGTGGTTTGTGTTGGCCTCCGAAGCTGAAACTGGTGGGTACTTCCACCTTGATCCACCTCTGGCCTCCTTCAGTAAAATCAACAAGATCAGGAGAGGCTAGGAACTCCCTAACCTCCCCCGTCTCGGTATTCTTGTAATCCAATAAAGGCATTAAGGAGTGATTGCGTAGATTGGGATCAGCCTCTGCGTCCCATTTACATCAACCAGTATCCCCCCGGCTTTGGTGTTGTTGGTTACGTCAGTAGTTGTGATACTGAAGTCACCAGACTCACCTGCTCCGCTTGTTCCTGTAAACTTCAGGAAAGGCGTTGCTGATTGTGCCGTTGTCCCGTCACCGTGAGCAGCCTCTATCTCTATAGGCTTCTGGTTACTGTTGCCCCCGTCAGTTGAATACTTCCGGCCTTCTAATTTTTTTCCGATTATCGGCATATTACATCATTCCTCCCTCAGCGTCGATTTTTACCATCTCTGCCATTAGTTCATCGCGGCTTGGGCCTTCCTCCACTACTTCCTCCTTAACGGTTTCCTCTGGGTAAGCAGGCTCTCCGTTTACAGTCTCCATAGCGATCTCAAGCATATCACCGTCTTCACCTGATACAGTTCCCTCGATTGTGAAGGACACTGCATCACCTTGTTCCGGTGAGAGCATCTCACCGTCCTCTCCAGCCATCATTAAGCTGGCTGCTGGTATCATTACGTTTGGCATAAGTATAAACTGGGAGGGGAATTACCCCCTCCCAGTTGGTTAATCTTAGCTGTAGTTTGTACCACTGTAGACCTGAGCCAAAAACTTAGGCTGCAGGATCTTCTGACCGTAGTAGGTCTTGAAGCCAACAGTGGTGAGCTGTGCGAGCGGATCAGTCTTGTCCGGCCCCTGAGCGATCTGCATCTTCGGAGCGTAGGGGCTTTGAGAAGCCAGATCCACAGTACCAAAGGCTTGGTCACCAAACACAAACGTGGAGTAAACCCCGCCGGCTGCGTTGTAAGTGACTCGCTTGGCAGCAGCAGCACCGTGCTCAGTCTGATAGGCGTTGGTTGTCTCGATGCAGCGGATACCTGCATAGCGACCAACTTCACCCTTCATAATCGCATCAGGATCGCCGTAGTGGCGTGAGCTGATCCAATCAGAATCATTCTGCAAATCACGCAACACTCGCGGATCAGCAACGGCAGTATAATAGCCGTTAGTGGTCGGAGCGTTGTTGACCTTCAGAGCCGTAGCTGTGTCCAGCAACTCCAAGCCCGTCATCACCTGCGAAGAGGTTGGGGCTGCAGAGTAGTAACCTGCAGCACCTGCGAATCGGCTGATCTTGTTGGATGTAATCGAAGTACCTCCGGTGATAGAAGTGTCATCACCCAAGGTGTAAGCGATCTTGGTATCCAAGTGCAGAGCTGCGTCCTGACCGTTGACAGTAGTAGCCTGCTCAAGGTGATTGAACAGTTCCTGTGCTGTCAGCAAGTCGGATATACCAATCACCTGACCGTACTGGCTGAGTGTTACATCAACATACTCAAGAGTCATCTCCTTGTACGCTGTTTTCCCCCAAGCTGTAGCAGTGCCTGAGTTATCCCAACCGTCACCTTGAGCAAGGTCTTTGATGTCACTGGTTGCTGGTTCTACATAACGAAAGAATCTTACACTGTTCTTTCCCGCCTTTTCTGGGAGAGCCTGCTTTTTAGCAAACTGTTCCAGAACGATGTTTTGAACTATCTGCTTGAGAAGTTCCTTACTAAAAAACGCTTGTAAACTGTTGGTTATACCAGTTGAAGCGGTATCGGTAATTCCTGCCATTGTTCTATATTATTTTTATAGGTTTATTACTGCACCCCGTTGATCGTGATCCTTCACCATCTTGAGCAGTTCGCTTCTTTGGCGTTCTGCTGTCATATCATCGAAGGATTCCAATCTACCCGATTGGTCAACGGTTGTTCCGTTTAGTTGTAGTTTGCCGTTTAGCTCCTCGTTCTCTTTTTTGAGACGATTTACTTCGGCCTCCAAGTCATCCGCTTTCTTCGCTTTAAGAAACGCCTTGGCAGCTTCCACTGCATCGTTGATGCCCTCTGGGTAGGTTGCCAAAATCTTCTTTCGATCAAGCAGTTCAGAAGTGTATTGGTACAGTTCGGAGTCTTGATCCTTCAGTTCAGGATTATCCTTCACCTGCTGGCTCAAGTTAGCCTCCCATTGCTCCATAACGGTTCTCTGCGCGTTGAGAACTTCCTGCTGCTGTATCGTATCCCTAGCTGTCTGAGCTTTCTGTAGTGCTAACTCTGCAAGGTCATCGCGTCCTTCCTCCCGGTACTCCTTCGCAATCTGCTCGTAGTCATCCGGGGTGAACTGTGCGGCTTCCTTACGTTGCTGGATCTCTGAAAACGCATCTGCTTTTTTAGCTTCAAGCTGCTGACGTTCTTCGGCCAACTTTGCTTGCTCTGCCTTCAATTCCTCTTTGGCAGCGTTCACTTCCTTCCAGCTCTTGTTAGCCCTGTCTTGGCTCTTCTTAGCTCTGGTATACTTCGACTTTGGTTTCTCCTCAGAAGGCTCTTCTGGCGCATCCTGTGGCTCAGTAGCTTCTTCCTTGGCTTTGTCCTCTACGTTGACCGTCTCGCTAGTTGGTTCCTCTGCTGCGTTGTCAGAGGTTGGGGTGCTCGCAGTGTCACTCGCGGGGGCGTTGCCGTCTATTTCGGAAATCTGCCCTAATAGCTGATCGCGTGTGATTTCTACCTCACCAGCGTTTACTGTACCTGTGTCAGACATAAATTTTTAGATCTTTCTAGGGTTCAATAACCAAGCTAGGTCATCTGTCACTCCCTCAGCTACCGGAGCTTTTTCTGGCTGTCTCACCATTAGCCCGTCGATAGATGCAAGAGCACCCTTAAA